AAAGGATGCAGACAGACTGGCCTCGCAGGCGGTGGCCGCCGAGAGGGCGGAGGATGAGGTTGGAACATATGCGGATGCGTCAAATGACCATCCGTACCTTGTGCGCAAGCATGTTGGCGCCAACGGGATTAAGATTGATCGTGCAGGCAGACTGGTTGTGCCGGTCATTGACCAGGCAGGGGAAATCCTGAGTTACCAAACCATTGACGCAGATGGCAACAAGCGGTTTCTCAAAGGCGGCAAGATCGAGGGCGGGTTCTATGAGTTGCGCGGTAACAGAAAAATAGTGTTTGTGGGTGAGGGGTTTGCCACTTGCGCATCGATCTATGAGGCAACGGGCTACACCGTGCTGGTGGCGTTTGACTGCGGCAACTTGGCCAAGGTGGCCAAGAGCGCCAAGGAGATGTTTCCAGGCAATAAGATCATCATCGGTGCAGACAATGACCAGTTCACGGAAGGCAACCCTGGTGTGGCCAAGGGCCGTGCGGCGGCAGCCCTTGTGTTCGGTGAGATTGTGTACCCACAGTTTTCGGACTCTGACATGGTGGACAACAAGCCTACTGACTTCAATGACCTTCACTGCCTGCAAGGACTTGATGCGGTCAAAGAGCAGATCGAGCGCGTGGCTGGGCCAATGCGGGACAAGCTGGCATTTGAGTTCTCCAGAATTGATAGCTTGGAACTTAGCCAGATCAATTGGATTGTGGATGACTACATCGAAAGCGACAGCTTGGCGCAAGTGTTTGGGGATCCTGGTGGTGGCAAATCATTTGTCTCTATCGACTTGGCGTGCTGCGTGGCCACTGGCCGGCCATGGCATGGCCATGAGGTCAAGCAAGGCTCGGTGTTCTACATTGCCGGCGAGGGGCACAACGGGTTAGCCAGGCGCTTTAAGGCGTGGCAGTTGGGTAATGGGCAAACTTTGGATGGTGCGCCACTATACAAAAGCCACCGTGCGGCGCAGTTGTATGACGCGACTGAGGCTGCGGTTGTGGCTGAGTCAATCAAAGAGTTGTCAGCGCAGGCGGGAACCGTGCCCAGCTTGATCATCATCGACACCCTAGCGCGTAACCATGGCGGTGATGAGAACTCCACGCAAGACATGAATGCGTTCATTCAGCACTTAGATACCTACCTTCGCCAACCATGGAAGTGTTGCGTTTTGGTGGTTCACCACTCCGGCGTGGCTGACAAGGATCGCAGTCGGGGGTCGACAGCCCTCAAGGGCGCTCTTGATGCGGAATATCGTTGCCAACTGGATTCGGGAACCAAAACCATAGCGTTTGAGTCCAAGAAGATGAAGGATGCAGAAATGCCTGCACCTAAGAACTTTCAGATCACCCAAGTGGACTTGCCAATCCAAGATAAGCACGGTTTGGCGGTCAAAGGTGCATATCTGACGGCAGTGGACATCAGCGGCCTCACCAGTTCAATCCAAAAGAAAACCTATCTTGCAGGCAACCAAAGGAAGACCTTGGACTGCCTTGTGGCCATCCAAATGAACCATGAAAAGAACGGCATTTTGGACTTGGTGACTTACGATGAGTGGCGCGAATCGGCCAAAGAACATGGCATCAAATCCAACCGATTTAGGGAAGTTGTGGACAGTTTGGTCAAAAAATTATTGGTTTTGGAGGACTCCAGAGGATACAGAACCAGACCGAATATGGATGTGACGAACGAACCGAAACTTACCGAATCGGTAACCGAATCGGTTAATTCGGTTGAACCGAAACTATGAACCGAATTAACCGAAACTTACCGAAACTTACCGAAACTGCCGGCTCAAACAGTCTGCTTTTCGAACCGAAACTTACCGAAAGGGTATATATACCCATTCGGTTTCGGTTCGTAAACTGTTTCGGCTCGGTTCGGTTCGGTTTTGGGAAAATCGGGCAAGGTTGGGTGGTGCAATGATTGAAGTAGAAATGGACATGAAAATCGTGTCAGTGGCCAACATGAGGTTGCATTGGGCGGCTAAAGCTAGGCTAACCAAAAGTCAGCGGCAGAAGACAAGGATGGCCTTGGCAGCTGTCGCACAGTCCTTTGGCGTGGAGATACTGCCGGTGACCGTAATGCTGACTAGAGTCGCTCCAAGGAAGCTGGATGGCGATAACCTTCAGTCTGGGTTTAAAGCGGTCAGGGACGGCGTTGCTGATTGGCTTGGCATCGATGATGGTAGCGACATGATTGAATGGCAATATTGTCAGCGCTCTGGTGGGCCGAATGTGTACAAGGTTGAGATTGAGGTGATAACATGACGGTGTGCGCAGTTGCCATTGCCGCACCTTCAGGGAAAGCGCCAGTTGGCGTGAGTACCTTCTTTTTTAAGGAGTTTACAAGTGACTGATAACTTGGCGGTGCAAAAGCACCCTGGTGGCCGTCCAGTTGTGTATGGCATGGACAATCCGTGTTGGCAAATCTTGTGCGAGCAAATTTCGGAAGGCAAAAGTCTAAGCACGGCGATTAAGGCAGAAGGAATGCCATCATATCAATTGGTGATGCTTACGCTTAGAAACAGCCCTGAGTTCAGAACCATGTACGAAAAGGCCGTAGAAAGCCGTGCAGACCGTTTGGCAGAGGAAATCATTGAACTGGCTGACCAAGAGATGCCAGAAGGTTTAGAAGGCCCTATGGCGTCTGCATGGGTGCAACAAAAGAGAATGCAAGTTGATGCTCGCAAGTGGGTTGCAAGTAAGTTGAAGCCTAAGACCTATGGTGACCGAATAGACGTTGCCGTGACCGATAACCGAATCAGCGTGATGGATGCACTCAAAGAAGCGAAGCAGCGTGTGTTACGAGATGACAGTAACGTGGTTGATGCTGAAGTTAAGCAAGCGTGATGTGCAAGGTTATGCGCTTTTTGCATAGATTTTGTATCATTACGCACGCGCGCCGCCACGTTGCGCAAACGCAACAAAAAGAAGGCTCGACAAGCAGAAAAACGCAGGCTACTTAATACAATGACCATTATGTTAAGTTGACACCGAGTTATACACAGAATTTAGAGTGCTTGGGTATTACAGTTTGAGTTATGCACAGGCAACTATGGACAACTGTGGATAAAACCCTGTGGACAACGCCCATGGCCACCGCCCAGCGGCCGAGGGGGAGGGGGTAGGGCCGGCGCGAAAGGGCCGCGGGAACGGTAGCCCCGCGAACATTTTTTATTTTTATTTTTTAAAAAAATCATTTACCATTCGCAACAATGCAAACCACGATCTACAAGCCCGAAGACGAACAAGAACTGATGGCCACGCTGTGGACACCGGCCATTGCCGACGATCCCGAAGCCTTCGTTCTTTTTGCTTTTCCTTGGGGCCAAGAGAACACGCCACTGGCAAACTTCAAGGGGCCGCGCAAATGGCAGAGGGAAGTCCTGCGTGAGATCGCCCAGCACATCAAGGACAACCAAGGCAAGGTTGACTTCAACACTCTGCGCAGTGCGGTGTCTTCTGGCCGCGGTATCGGCAAGTCTGCCCTTGTCTCATGGCTTACCATCTGGATGTTATCCACGCGCATAGGCTCGACAACGATCATTTCGGCCAACTCAGAAGCCCAGCTGCGTGCGGTCACATGGGCTGAGATCACAAAGTGGTTGGCCATGAGCATTAACAGCCACTGGTTTGAGGTGGCAGCCACCAAGATCACCCCTGCTACTTGGCTCACTGAACTGGTTGAAAAAGACCTCAAAAAAGGCACAAGGTATTGGGCTGTTGAGGGCCGGCTCTGGTCTGCTGAGAATCCAGATGCTTACGCTGGTGTTCACAACTTTGATGGTGTGATGGTGATCTTTGACGAGGCATCGGGTATTGACGACAGTATCTGGGCTGTGACGGCTGGTTTTTTTACAGAGAACACGCCTAACCGCCTGTGGTTGGCGTTCTCCAATCCACGGCGCAACACTGGTTATTTTTATGAGTGCTTTAACTCTAAGCGCGATTTTTGGACAAACAAGGTAGTTGACGCCAGAACGGTAGAAGGCACAGACAAACAGGTCTACCAAAACATCATTGACGAATACGGCCCAGACTCTAGCCAGGCCCACGTTGAGGTCTATGGCATGTTCCCGTCTGAAGGTGATGA